CCAGTAACTGGCTTTGATGAAATTGGTACACCGGGTGGAACAGGTGCAGGAATATCTTTGTAATTCTTAAACTCATCTAATACATTTTTTAAAATATCTCGGATTGCTTTTAGCTCGTCTGAACTTCCTTGCATGTTGGTAGCATCGGCTGCAATTAGTTCATCCAGTTTACTAACCATCTCTTCTGTATAAGCGGTATCATCAGCGTATGTACCTGTCATAGCTGGTAAGCGGTCTATATCCATCTTAGGTTTAGTTGCAAATGCACCAGTACCTGTTGTTTCAAAAGGGGTAACATGTACACGAGATGCATGAGGGTTTGAGCTGGTTGTAGAAGACTTTGAGTTAGGCTTAAATCCAGCATAAGTCATGTTAGGATCTAAAGGGGTAATTTTGCTTGCGTTCGAAAAAGCATCAATGGCTTCATTAAAATCTGTATTGCTTCCCATTGTGCTAGTAGCGTTGGCAGCTTTTAATTCTTTTAACTTGGTAATGTAATCTTCGGGAGTAGCATTGGGATTAGTGTTTGGGCTTAAGACATCTTTACCGTCTACCAAAAGGTGAGGCTGTTCTTTCCACGACTTATCAGAATTCATACTAAAAGAGGAAAGGTACGCTTTAGGCCCTGCAGGAGAAGTTGCGGAAGCTTTATCAGTTTGTTGTAAAGCAGCATTACTTGCTTCAACATCAAGGTCTTTTATTTTAGCTTGAGCATCTGCGATCATTGCAGTCATATCTGCAACATCAAGACTGTTATTATATTTTGCTGTAGTTGTAGAGTCTAAGTTTTTTAAATCTTCATCTCCAAGACCAGCATCCGCTAGTGCTTCATTATCACTTCGATTGTCTATTGTAGTTAATAATACCCTTGAGAGTTCGCTAATTAAAACTTCTAAGCGTCCGTAAGCTGTAGCATCAGAAGTAGCATCATGGGCCCCACGACCAGGATAAGTTTGACCAAAAAGGTTCATTAACTCTTCTTGTTTAAACCCACCAGCATTTGCAGGGTTTATTAAGTTATTTAAAGCATCACGATTTAAGTTAAAGTTTTTAGCAACAGATTCTATTTCTTCTGCTTTAAATCCTTTTAGTAATCTTTTGATAGAGGTTGCTGCTGATGTCATTGGGTCAATTACAGCAGGAAGTTTATTTTCCTCTGGCATCTGGCTTAAGCTAAGAGCATCACCAAGAGGTTTGTTAATAGCATTATTTGCAGCAGCAAAGTCAGCATTTATAACATTCTTACCAACTAACTTAGGGGCGGTAGGATCTTTATTAACAATAGCTTCTGTTACTTTTTCTTTATCTGCAAATGCTTTTAACGCAAGAGCTGCATCATCAATAGAAACTCGATTGGTTTTTGCATTTTCGTTTTTTAACCACTCATCATGTTTGTCTTGAGTTGTGTTTCCTAGATTGTAAAGGTTCTCGCCAGTAGCTAATGCCGGTTTAATATCTTGAGTAAAAGTTTTTATTGCTTGTCCAAGTTCGTTTACCCCCACTAAAGATATTTGAGTTATGATTCGATTAGCTTTTTGATCTTTAGGGTCTAATAAACTTTGATCTCTTTGAGCTTTTACAGGGTCTAACTCCATGCTCTTAAAAGCGTATTCTGTATCTAACACCCATTTTTTAATTACAGTATCGCTAGGGCCAGTAGGGGTACTAGTTCCCGGAACTGGTTTTTTTGCTTCTCTTTCTGCGTTTTCTTGTTTTGTTTTTGTTTCTAGATATGGTTTTTTTGTTTCTTCGTCGTTAACAAAATTAGGATTAGCTCTACGAATAGATAATTTACTTAAGGCATCAGCTCGATCTTTTGCAAAATTTCTTCGTTCTGCTCGCTTAGCATAAAAAAGACCATCGTCTATTGCGGTTTTGTATTTGTTAACTCGTTCTTCTAGTCTTATTCTTTGGTCATTAATTTTTTTCAATCTGTTGTTGTAAGCAATATCTTTGTTTATGCGATCCCAATAAGCTTTGCTTTGTGCATTATCAGCTTCTGTGTCTTGTTTTTTTCGAGCTCGGTTGGTTTCCCGAAGAGCATCAAAGTCTATTTTGTTTCCGTCTGCATCAGTACTTGAAGAGTTTTTACTTCCTTGAGGTTTGCCTGCATAGGCAAGACTACCATGAAGCATAAGCATTGCAGCGGTAACGCGTGAGGTTACCCCCAGCAAATGCTTCATGCTGTCTTCAAGACCGTGAAGAGCACCCGCCATTCGGTTTAGGGATTCACCAAACTCCCCAAAGCGATCCATGATTTTGCGAACAGCATCAAGACCGCTCCAAGGGGATTGAGAAAGTTTAGGTCTTGATCGTCCCATTAGGTGGCTCTTTTTTTAGAGGGTTAGGGTAAGGGTTGGAGTCAAGGTTCTGTTTGGGTTTAACTTTGGGTTGTGGTTGGGGTGGTGGTTTTGGTTTTTCATTTTTTAGTTCTTGTTGTTTCTTCCATAAGTCTTGAACCTGTTCTTCGCTAAGATTTCTCCACTCTTTGTTTACCTTCCAAAACAATTCTTTTTCTTCGTCTTTAGGGGCTTCTCCGGGGGCACCTTGATCTTTCATAAACCATGGTACTTCCGTAGTCTCTTCTTCTTTTTCCCTAAAGTACAAGTTTCGTACTTGATAGGGCGTAAGGTTGCCAATCTCCTCAATGCTTAAACAATAAGGTTCGCTTACAAGAGCGGAAAAAATTTCGCACATTTTAGGCCTGGATTTTAGACGATGGTCGTAGGGTCCAGGCTCTCGATGTTTGGGTCGGAGTTCGCTTCCGATACCTTTGCCATCATTTCTTCCAAGCGTTCTTTCACAAGGTCATCTACAATGGCCATGGTAATATCTTTATGATTTACCCTAAGACATAATAGAAGTAGAACTCTGAAGTGAACCATGGTTGAAATAGCTTTAGATACGGCTTCCCCGCCAAAAGAGTACGCTCCACTAGCAATGTCTTTATGTACAGAAGAAACTAAAGAACGGTACTCTTCTTCATTAAGGCTAGGCTTCATTAGCTTAACTTTTTGAATCGCATGTTCTTCAAGGTATCTTTCAAACTCTCCTTGAATTTTAAATGTCCAAGGAGAGCAAGTATAAGTTTTCCCTTGATATTCAAATATACTACCTAATCCTAATGATTTTGAAATTTCAGCCACTAAGATAATCTCCTTATTTTAAGGGGCTGCTGGGTGGGGGTGATTTAGTTTCTGCAGTTTTTTCTAAAGGTGAAGCAGAAGCTTCAACTTTAACTTTAGCTGCATTTAGTTTAGCTTCTTCTTTTAAGAAGGCAGCTCTATCGTGTTCCAATTCTTTACCCTCAGGAGCAGCAGGGCTTGCTCCTGAGAAAGCATTTGGTTTTAAGTTAGGCTGTACAGAGTTTACTTCGTTGCCATATTCCGCAGGGATTACAGGAACAGAAGCAACTGTGTTGTACTTATTCTGCGAAGAGAAGGCAGGGCCATTATTGTAATTAACATCATCAAACGAAGGTAACCATAGGCCTGTGCTAAAGTATTCACCTTCGTAGCTAACTCCGCCTTGCTCTGTATCCAAAATGTACGGATCAGCAAAGCCACTAAATGTGTATTTTACTAAACCACGAACTTCAGAATCGGTAGTAAGGTCACCAATTACTGCAGTAAATCGAAAACATTGTTCAGAAGGATTTCCTGTGCCTTCAAGACCGGGGGTAGCTCCTGCAGGCATGGTAGCTGCCGTAGTATCGTTAAGGCCCTTTTTAATGTATAGATCAATAACAGGACGAGAGCCAGGACGCAAGTCAGGAAAACCGTAAGGGTTTCCTTGAAGTGAGTCTGTGTCCCATAAAGCATCAATTGAAAATTCAATATCAGTTACACCACCAATGTAAGTCATCATTGGTGTAACAAAAGGGACGCGGGGAGCTTCGAAGGTAGTAGCATCAATCGCTTCAGTTTTATACGTAAACTGCCAACGAGTGGCAAACATATCAATGTAATTAGTAATAAAAGCGGTTCCTTCATTACCTTGATTGTTTGGGTTTTTGTGTTGCCAAATTCTAACTCTTGAATTGTGTCCGGCTATTGCTGGCATTGTAATCGACTCCTAAAAGTTTGGGGGGTAAATTTAGTTCAACTGCAAATTAACCTGTAATAACATCTTGATAGAAATAATCTTGACTGGAGAATGGCATTCCACCGTTGTTGTCCGAAGGAAGAAAAGTTCCAGTACGCAATTCGTGATGACCACCAGAAGTGTTGGTAACATAAGGTGATGCTTTACCGGCTACTGTATAAGTGACAACACCTTTTACTTCGGTGTTAACTACGCATTCGGTAATTAAAGCTACAAAATAAAAGTATTGTGAACCCGGATTCATAGCACCCATTTTACCACCGGGTTGGTCTGCCCCTGCTAACCTTGCACTTGGTTGATTAATATGAGGGGTAGGTGAAACTTTGTTTAATCCTTTTTTGATTTCTAAACAAATAGCGGGGCGACTACCTGGTCGAAGGTCGGGCCATCCAAAAGGATGAGAGTAAGTTACAACTGTATCCCAATATGCTTCAAAGCTAAAATCAATATCCGTTAGTCCTGCAACACGGGAAGACAAAGGAGTTACCAAAGGCGACCTTGGGTTTTCATAAGTTGTAGTTTCAAGAAGTTCAGTTTTATAACTAAACTGCCAACGATTAGCCATTAAAGCAATTGGTATTGCTCCTTGATAATCTTCATCACCTTGGTTTTGAGTAACCTGTTGAGGAAAAACTAAAACTCTTCCGTTGTGTCCTGAAATTGCTGGCATGTTAGAAATCTCCTTTGGGGTTAAGAGCCTGCTATAAAATATCTAATAACCGCAGACTTTATTGTGTCTGTGTTAGAGAACCGTAAAACAGAAGTTGAACCGCTTACTGAATAGGCAGCAAGCGTAGGGTTTGTTAATTGAAAAACACTTCCTGCTGATACTTTAATTTTGTCTGTGCTATCACCTAAGAACGATGAAAATGCGTTAAGGCCAGAATTATTTTGGCCTCCACCAATAATTATGTCGGCAGAGTTTTCTGCAACCTCAATGTATATGACACGAACTTTAGTAAAGTAAAATGAATTTCCAAATGCATCGTCTGAGGGAGTCAAAAGATTTATTTGAATATTACTTTCTGTTGGGATGGTTATAGTGTTGGCGATATAAATGTTGCTTTGGCTTGCACCAATCCCACTACCAAAGTTTTTTCCGTAACTAAAAAATCCGGAAGTTGTTACACCAAAATCTGTAGAGGTAGTTCCATTGTATGTCCACGATACTCCGGCTGTTATATTGCTAACACTTAAAGAAACTGTAGAAGGAATGTTTGCTGGCATTTTAATCTCGTCTGTTTACAGTAAACCGATTAATACAAACAGCGTATCTAATGTGCCCCCGATACAATAAGCGACCATCTTTGTAGCGAGTGCTTTCTGAATTCACATCTTCAGATTCCGGTCTAATATAAATAACGGAGCTTGAGTTGTCACTAAACCGTAAATCTAACCAATCATATACACTACGAATCGATTTTAAGCAATTCTCTACGGCTTCAGAACCGGGTGCATACATAAAGAAATCTAGATCACAAGTTTCCATATATTGGCTTGTCATTGTCCATGTGTAATCCGATTGCGTTTTGTTTACATAAGCGTAAGGAATTACAAGCTCTTCACCTTCTAATCGTTCTGGAACTTCAGATACAAAAAGACCGCCGGGAAAATGTTCGAGAAGGATAGGGCAAGTGTTCCATAAATTTTGGACTGCTTCCAAAATCGATGAAGGGTGTCTTTGGGAACGAAAAGTCAAAGGTTCGGGAGGGTTGGTTTCCATTAATCCATTTGCTCCCTTACATCAACAGAGAAAACTCGTTGTCTACCACCTTGATCTAAAACTCCGGTGACTACAAACATACGAGCGGGATCAGAAGTTCGTATTCGATCCCCTCTTTGGATGGCTAAATACTTTGCTGTGTAAATCCTATGAGAGTTAATCATCTGTCTTTGGCCAAACTGATGCTGAATATTGCTGTTAATAGGTTGTATTGCTGCAGAAATATTGCTGTAAACGACTTCCCAAATTTCTCTTTTGGCCCCACCAGTAATGTCTTTGGTTATTTTCGCTCGTTCTACGGTGATCGAAAAATTACAAAGGTGTTCAATTACCATGCACACTCCCTATGACGAGAAAGGATTGCATGGGCAGAAGCAATTTCGGGAATAGCGGAACGAGTGTCTAGTCCGTTGCCCCCTAATTTATAAGCGTAGTCTCCTAATTTTTCTGAATGGATATCTCCACCTACGCTAATATTGCGTCGCATGTAAGAAGCGGTCATGCAAGTAGCAAAGATAATATCCTCAGGAACAGAAGTGTACCCATGTGTGTAGGTTACTTTAATGTTTCCATAGACAGGGCCTGTCTCAGGGCTTAGCTTTCCCGGAACATATACTCTACCAATTTCCATCCAAGTCGTATTTATGCGAAATAGAATTCCGCTATGGGAATAAGTTCCATTTGTATCAAGGTCTAAAGTGTAATCTTTTCCTACAACCAAAAGGTTGCTAGAAAGAAAAGCGTCAGGTGAAGTTCCGAAGTTTCCGTTAAAGTCTTCGTAAACAGAGAGGACAGAAGTTACAGGCCGTTGACGCAAGGTAATAAAACTTTTACCTGTTCCCGAAATGTATTCTGTAGTCGTAGCTTGTTCAAGTCTACGTCCTAACCAGTTTTGTACTATTTGTTCGGAAGCTAAAAGAATTGCGTTAAGATTATCGTCTTGAGTTGCATCGTCAGAGCAAATCTTTAAAAAGTTTTTAAATTTAGCTAGAGGTACATAAGACATGATTGGCACCTCTCCTAAAATTAAAACCTGCCCTTGGGCGAAGAGCAGGTTTTTTAAAGATTAAAATTTAACCAATAAGACTACCATTTCCCGATCCTGCAATTTTCTTAGAACCAAGAATAACTACAGACAATGGAAGAGTAGTAGGTGTGCCAGTTACGGTAGCAAAAGCTCGAACATAACGAGCGTTTCGCAAGATCTTACCTCCGAAGGTAAGACCCACAATTCCTGCACCAGTAGCACTAGTAGAGGTAAGCGTGTCTAAAGTTTTGAGGTCAGTCCAAGTGGAGTTGTCTACACTCTCTTGAATCTTGACAGCCAAGGTCGCGGTGGAGGCACCAGTAGCAGCACCTACAACAACCATAGCGTTGATAGAGCCTTCCGATAATTGCATATCAACCGAAACCCCAGTTACGGTGGCAGCGGGAGAAGTAACAGGAGCGATAGACGCGTCCCCGATAGCTTGCAATTTCAAGTCGCCAATGAAAGTAGCTGGCATGAATTGTTCCTTTATTTTAGATGTTAAAGATACCCAGAGAAGGTTTAATTTCTCTGGGCTATCAATACTAATTACGCATTAACAAGGTTGTCACAAAGTACAAAGGATGCTTCATGGCGAGGTGCACCATCGGTGTACATAATGCCACGATACCACGTTTGGTCGGTCGTAAATGGTGTATCACCTTGGGTGCTGATTTGGAACTCGATTGCTCCACTCATCGCAACAAGGTAATCGGTGAAGTCACCACCAAGTACATAAGACAAGTTAGAAGCACTACCCTTAGTACGAGTACCACTAATTTGAGTGGACTTGTAGACAGGGTTGCCGTAAAGATTGCCAGGGGTAGCTCGGGTCAAATCAATGTTCGCGTTCATTTCACGGAACATGTTAAACACGAATGGGCCCTTTTTATCTCCAGCGGTAACAGCGTCAGCTCGTCTATTGGAGATGGCTGCGTACATTAAAGGACGCATTACAAATGCTTTGAACGAAGCATTTTGTTCTTCAACCTTGCCGATCATTTGAGCAATATCTTCAGGTTCTAAAGTGTTGCCGTTGGCAGCTACTGTAGAAGCTGTATGCCTTGTGATACCAGCGTAGTTGATAAGACCCTTAGGTTCGTTGCTTGAACCAGTTGCTTCAAGAAGCGACTTGTCCAACCGCAGAGCCAGAACACGACTAATGTCTTCACGGAGGAACATTTCAACAGAGATAGAGCTGAAGCGAAATAGCTCATTAGGTACTTTGCAAAGAATGCCAAGTTTCTTGGCCTGCAAGAGTACATCCCCTGTTTCGGGTTGGGATTCCGTAATCGCATTGGATTCACCGACCCAGTAGGCAGTACCAGCGTTAGTTTGCCTTGGGAAGGTAATTCGGCCATTGGGTGGCATGGCTATAGTTCTGGCACCGGCTTGCATGAAAACTTCGTTGTTACGGAGTAGGTCAATAAGTTCACCTTGGACTGGAGGAGCAACAAGAGCTCCGCCTTGACCTTCGTCAATCCAAGATAAAGCTTTGGTCTGACCCCAATGTTTTTGACGGAGTGCAAACACTTCGTCACGGTCAACACCGGATACACCGGCTTGAACTACTTGTTTCATTTCTCTTGCAAACCCTTCTTCACCGGGAATTTCCGCGATGTAGTCAGAGCCGAAGGGAGCCATGATAGTATTTGTTGAAGCCTTGTTGTAGCCAAGACGATCAACATAAAGGTTCTGAAGCTTCTTAGCGGTTTCCCATTCAACCCGAGCATTCTCAGGAGAAAGTTCACCACGAAGAAGACCGAAGAGTTTTACGAAGCTGTAGCCACGACTGGACATAGAATCTTCACCCTTGCGAACTGAAGGAGCTGCACCGGGTAGGTTGCCCCTTACAGATTTGCTAGAGGTTTCAATTTCTTCCAGCTTGGTCTGAAGCTTAGCTTGGTTGTCTTGAATGCCTTGAATAGCATCTAAAACAGGTTTGTTCTTTTTCTCTGCCATGATTGGTTATGTCCTTTCGTAGATTAAACCATTCAAGAAGAAACTTGTATAAATTCCCCGCAACTGTTTGAACTGATTGTGGCCGGAAAATGTCCAAGTCTTCCTTGCATTTGCAATTGAAACCCTGGATGAGATCCCGCGATTACAGGTGGATACCTTCTGCAATCTCCCCACTCGCCCGCTTGTTGAGTGTTAAGGTTAATCATGCCGACTGAAACAAGCGACTCTTTGGGGTATTTAAACCAATGTAAACAGTTAGAACATTGATTTTTTTTAGTCCCAATTTCCTGTTCAACTTGGGTAAGAGGCTGAACAGGAAATGAGTTTCGTTTTTCTTTCATGCGTTATTTTCGTCCTGTCAATTCAAATAACTTTTTGTTAAGTGAATCTTGATTAGACTTCAAAATTGTCAACGCATTTAAGATTGATTTTCGTTCTTCTTCTTCTTCGTTTTTTTGCTCTTCTTCTTCTTGAGCTTTTTTGGACTTATGCATGTCGTCCATTTTCTCGTGAAGGCTTTTTAAGATATCGGTGTGAGCAATAGCACAATCGTACATATTGTTCATGACTTCAGACATGCCTTTAAGAATTTTGGTTGTGTCTTCTTCTTCGGCATCTTTGTCTTCTTCGTCAATACCTTTGTCTTCTTCATCTTCATCATCGATGGCTTTAGCAGCTTCTTCATCGGTGTCATCTTCATCCATATCTTTTTCTTCTTCGTCTTCATCAATCTCTTTTAATTCTTCATCTTCTTCAGATGGTTTCTTTTTCTTTTTCTTATCTTCATCTTCTTCATAAGCCATTTGAAGCTCCTTGGTGTCAGGGAATAATTTTTTCTCTTTATTTACCTTTAATCCAATTTCTTTTTTAGACCCTACAACAGAATTAGAATTTACGGAAGGGTGTAGAGCTTTTTTATCTGAAGGTTGTTTTGGTGGAGGAATAAGGGCATCAAGGTCTTTGTCTTCGTTTGATTTTTTTTCTTTGGAATACTTAGGATGATCTTTGTGTAAGAGATCATTGTCACTAATGTATTTACTGTTTTCGGGTTTTCCATTTTTGCAAAGCTTTAAGAAAGCATTTACCCTTGCAAAAGCCCATTGAGCCCGAGTCATGTTTGGACGGTGAGATGAAGAGAAAGCTCCTGCACCTCTACGGTAAACAGACTTGACTGCCCCAAGAGTAGTCTTTGCCCATGCAGGTTTTTCTTTTACATTTTCATTGTGTTTGTCAATTTTGTTTTGAAGCGTCTTTTTTGTTGCCTCGCTAATTTGAATTTTACCTTTGTCATCAGAAGCCGAGTTAGGTTTGTTTTTATCACTACCTGTGATTTGATCTTTAGGTGGAGCAGCAGGATTCTTTTTTTCTTTTGAAGCGTTATTAAGGTTAGAGTTAATTAATTCTTCGTTTAACTCTTTGATAGATTTAGAACTTTTGTTTGGATCAAATGCCCAGTTCTTTAGTGAGATATCTCTTTTAGATATGGGGCATTCTTTAGATATAGGTTTACCCTTTGGCATTTTTTGCATTCGGGAATTGAAGGCAATTGTTTTATTTGCCCATGTAATATGTTTTTCAGTCCAGTTTTCTTTTGATGTTGAAAGCAACTCTAGATTTCTTTTTATTGGGCCCGTACTTAAAGATGCTTTTTTAGAACATTTGTGTTCGCTCCAAGCTTTTAATTCCTTGTACGACATATTGGTTTCTTTTTTATATTTTGAATAAACCTCATTTAATTTTTCTTTGTCAACAGAAGGAGCAGCTTTTTTAAAATCATCGCTTGCGACTTGTTTAAATTCGGATTCTAAACCGGGAGTCGGGCCTTGAGGTGAGACATAGGTAATAGGAGAAAACGAAACAGGTACTACAGTTTTTTGTACAGGAGGGATCCAAGCAGCTAAAGCTTTTCGAACTGCTGGAGTTATTTTTTCTCCTTCAATGTGTCCTCGTCCTAGATGAGCTGCAAGAGCATCTTGATTTGCAGGGATGGGAACAACAGACCATTCAATCATATCCCATTCGATAAAGTGCATAATAGGATGACCCATGTTGCGGAAGTCAACAATCTTGTCACCTTCAGAAGTGGACTCTTCTTTATTGTCTGTATGAATAACGGCGGCTCGAACAGGAAGGAATCCAATAGACGCAGCTTGTAATTCTTTGCGAGCAATGAGGCGGAAGATAAGTTCTGACTCTGGTGTCTCACCATGAAACCATGCGGTGGAACGGATGATGCCGTTTTCTTTATCTACTTCAAGACAAAGATTTCCTTCAGCATCTCGGGCGGAAGCAATGGGAAGGTCATCAGTACGGTGAGCAAAGAAAACACGAGGGTTACGAGCATAGTTTTTTAGGTGTGGAAGACAACCATCTGGCTCTACGATATCACCATGACGATCTTTGCAACATGTAGATACGATAAACTTTGCACACATTTTGGTTGTATCAATTTCGGGAGCAATATCTGTTTGCGAATCCATTGCAAGAACGGATTCTTGGTTCTCTAAAGTGTGTACAAGGTTGCGGGAGGCCGTAGCTATACCTGTAAAACCTACAGTTTTGCCTTGGGTTAAAAGAATTTCGCGTCGTTTTCGGATAAAAGAAAGAATATCTGCGGTGGTATCAAGCCTCATGTGATGCTCCTTGTATGTTTTTGTTGTCTGAAGGGGACGAATTTGGCTCCGGAATAGGCAAATGCGTACCGCCAACAGAAGTAGAACCGGGTGAAGTAGTGTCTTTAGGGGCAGATTTTGGCTCTGAAGATGAGGAATTTGGAGGGCCAGATGTCATATTGAGGGGAACAATAGGCTGATCTCCCCATTTATCTGCGTATGGTTCGCGTCCCCGCATGAGTCGGACTTCATTTGGAGTGATGGCACCACACATGAGATCGGTTTGGATCTGCTTTTCGGTGAGTTCTGGGTCTAAAGGGGTGATGTCTTCCCACCAAACACGAAGCGAAGGGTCGTATTGTCGAGCTATTTTTTCTGAAAGTACCTGGCCCATGTATCGCATCAGAGGGTTTATGGTCATTTGCATGAATGCAATGTATGAAGCGATGAGCGAACCGTAGGAACTGTCTTTGGATAAGCCTACTACGCTGGCTGGAACACCAAAAAGGGCAAGGATATTGTCTCGGGTTTCGGTTGCGGTTTCTCCAAAGAGCATTTGGTTAATGCCTAAAGATAACGGAGTTACGGTAGCACCCGGAGGAACAAAGAGAGGTTTATTGCTTCGGGTTTCACCTGTGTAACGAGAGACAAATTTAGCTTCAATACGACGGAGAGCTTCGTCTGAAGGGTCTTGATACTTGCCATCAAACTGAATAGCTACGGTAGGGAAAGTTCCGTTTTTGTAAGCGTACCAACGCGAACGATTAATTGTATCCATCGTATCTACCCATTGATTCCCTGCGGTCAAAGGGCCAAAGCCGTCAATTTTTGAGACAGGGGATTTGTCTTTAAAGACGGTGACTTCATCTGCGGGTAGGAATAATTTTTGATGGACACCCTCTACAGGTCTTACTTCATATCCTGCAATAGCTCTGTCTGTTCCCGGTACAGGCCACATCCAATGCGAAGGGACTACCCATATAGCTGCAGGAAGACCAAGTGAGTTTTTAGGAGTCCACCAGTAAGCGGAGCCTGTGAGCTTAAAGAACATTACGGTTTCATACCAAAGATCATAAGAGGTGTCGGGATCGTTAGGGTCTTTGATTAAACGCATTAAAGGATGACGATCCGGTACTGGCTTAAGAGCTTCATGAGCAAGAAGCGGAGTAAGAGCTTTATTTTTCATATGACGAAAACGCATGCCGTCTTCTGTCTCTGAGCTAACCCAAGAAATGTTAGGAACCGTGGAAGCGACTTGTTGTGCGATTGCTCGAATGGCAATGTAGACCCAATGTTTGTAGTTGCGGACTTGTTCGACGCGATAGTCTGTCCACGAACTGATAAAGGGGGTACCGGAAGGACTGTAGCTTACTAAGCTGGAAAGGTCTTTGGGGTCTCGAATGTCGGGGTAAGGGCCAATATTTGCAAGTACATTCGAATCTAAAGGCGAAGGGGCCCTACCTCCCGGTTTGCGAGCTGGGAGCTTAGATGAAGAACTTTTTTTACTTGGCTGTTTTGCCATAATTTTAAATCCATGTTAAGGTTGAGGCGAAAATATTAGACTAAAAAAGGAGTTTTCTCAATGGCTAACCATTTTAAAAAGCTAATAGCCAACATAGATAAGGCTTTAACTGCAGAATTTAAATACGATCAAGACGATGATGAGGCAGAACCTCGTTTGGATTTAGATTTTATTGATGGGCTAGTTTCTAAATATCATGACGAATTACGCAAAAACCTTAAAGCAATTACTAATACCGTTAAAGGCCAAAAGCATGATGAACTTTCGTATGCACCAAACGCTTCTGAAAAAGATAAGGTTAAAGCTAAATTAAAATTTTATGAAACATATCAAAAGAAGTTAATAAAGGAGTTAGTAAGAGAGTATCCCGAATTAGAAGGAATTATAAAAACAGGCAACCCTAGTGAATCTTCTTTTTCTATTAAGGCATTAAGTGGGGCTGAGTGCCCAAAAGTAAACGAGAGTGACTTTTCTCGCAAAGTACAAAACGGGTTGAGAATAAGAGCACAAAACCATCAATCAATTGAAAAAGCAATTAATGAAAGGTTTGGACGAGAAACCGTATCGATTGTTTCTGCTCATATGGATTCAGTTGGATTTAATGATGCTTACAAGGCGGGAAGGTTTGAGGCTATACAAAAAAAAGAAGTAGATGCACGAATGGAAGAAGAAAGACGAGAAAGAGAGGATGAAGGAGAAAAGTATGATTCTGCTTTAACAAAAATGGTAGGAGGTAATCCGGGTAATTGGGTAATAACCTCAGGATCTTTTTCTGGTAAGACCTTAGCTGAAGTGGGAAGTATGATGGAAAACGGAGATGAAGAAGGCAGACGGCTTAATAATAAACTTCTTTCTAATTTAGAAGACAAGAAAAATGCAATTGAAGCTAGTGAAACCATTTTACAAAACGAAGAAAAGGCAATTATAGCTCAGGCAAAAAATCTTACCGGAAGAACTTATACTTATGCACAGCTTTCGGGAATGTATAATAGTTTGCCTCCGGTTATGCAGACATTAATTGATAAACAAGAAAAACGAATAAAACATATAGCAATTCTAAGCACCCGTTACCAAAGTGCGTCTATACGATTAAACGCTGATAGCAAAAGAATCAGAGGGATTGCAGACAAAGCTACCAATTGGATTTTAAATACTTACGCTACTATTGTTGCTAACCCAAATGCCTTTGCAAGACGGTTTGGAAAAGCTTTACCAGCTAATAAGACAGGTCTTAACAATGCTCTTGTCGCTATGTTTAAATCTTATGCTAAAAGTTCTGATCTAATAAAAAAAGCGTATCAAGCTAAAGGGGTGTTAGCTGAAGAAGAAAGAAGAGAGGAGTCTAATTTTTTTTACACCTTAACTGAATTTTACATAGGCAGAGATGGGGTTAAAAGATCTAAACCTGTAACTAGATACAACGCTCCTAAAAAAATGGAAGGCGAAGGTTTTACTTCAGAAGATACAAGTAAAGAACCAAAAAATTTATCTGAGCAAGATAAGCCAGGAAGAAATGCTTCGGGAAGGGTTTATAAAAAAGACGGAACAAAAGTTTCAGATGAAGAGGTAAGAAAAAAAAGGAAAGAGAAAGATTACGGTTTAGATGCAATGTTGCGGGGATTGGGTGAAGGGATGAGTGTTCACGACAGAGTAAAACTATACAAATTGCAAGATGTATTAAAGAATCTTCCTAAGCGAACCACTAAAGAATGGGTGATTGACCCTTTGACTGGAGAGCAAAGGTTGATGCGTAAAGGTTCAAATTTAGGTTTGATGTTGGTTTACGATAAACATCGAAAGCTAGTTTGGAAAGAGTTTGATGTTTATGGTAAAGCAAGAAAGGCGGTAGGAGGGAGTTTAGAAAGACTTAAGCAAAAAGAGATTGATAAACAAAGAATTCTTTTGTTTGCAGCAGAATCTATGATTTCAGATAGCATGGGGAAAGATCGAACGGTCAAGGAGGCAGATGCCGTAAATCTTGGGCAAGTAGATACTGATCGTAAGGTTACTACTGATGAGGTTTTGGATAAAAATATTCAATACGATGGGAGTGAAGCGGGGGATTACAGTTCGCAATTTACAAAGAAAAGACAAAAGTATTCTGAAAAGATTAAAGAAGCAACTTCTTACAAACAGTTAGAAAAAACGGAAATGAAAATTTATGAAGACATGGGTAAAGCCGGACATATTGTAGATCCAAGTATAAGAAAACAAATTATTATAGTAGGACAAATAGAAAACTTTATGGAAGGGAGTAGTGATACTCCTAACTTTTATACAGGCCCTATGGTTAGTAGAGAAACCATCTTAGCTATGAGAGAGTATGGATCTCCTGCAAGTATAAAAGCAATTGAACAATTTCATGAAGCTCAATTAAAACATTACTCTGAAGGTGGGAGGGGTCTGGCAGAAAGTAATTATTTTCATGAATCTGAAAATAGATATTCAACTGAGTACGAATTATTAGATTCACAACTTCCTATTAAAACTCAACTCGATTTAAAACGCATGGAGTTACGAAACTCTGGAGCGAAAGACTAACGAACTTTAAAAATGAGGCTCCGTTAAGGAGGGGTACAGTACATATTTATGTACCTTTCTTTATATGATTTGACACCCCCCGTAGGGTTTCGACTTATGAAGACTGCCATTTTTCAGCCATCTCACTTTGGGGTGGCTGTTTTCGTTTAAGGAGTTTCGTTATGGCTAATTTCATCTACATGATTTTCTTGGTTAAGTTGTCGTTCATCATCACAATGGTTGGTGATTTGAGTATGAACTTCTTTTACTTATGTACTGCAATGTGCGTTGCTGCTTTGAGTACTGCAATGTTGTGTGCTCGTTCTAGATACACCCTCTTGAAAGAATTTGATGTAACAAAGGTTATGTATGAACACGAAGTGATTCGAGGTGGTCATCCAGAGATTAGGGTTTTCGCCACAACAGAAAACGAGATCATCATCAGCACTCATGGCTGCACAGACGGTAGTGTGCTTGGGATTTATCGAGGTAATGTCTCTGTTGATGAGCTTGTGAAACAGTTGATCAGCATTAAGGTTTTAACTTCTACACAACAAGTAAAAGTTCATTGCTGCTATCCTGCAATGGTTCACTCAACAATTACTAACAACAATATCACAATGTTGTTTCCTACTATCAAAACCGTGACTTACGGTGATCAAGAAGGAATTTCTGGATTTGGCAAGATGATCTTTCTGAAGAAGGTTCGTTTGTACGTCTAAGCGTCAAGTGTTTGTAATTAGTTTGTTTTTTCTAAAGCCTCTGCACGTTGCAGGGGCTTGTTCTATTTATAGAGGAGATTCTGATGATAGTGTTTCTAATTCCTAAGGCTGCTCGTCCTAGCAAGACTGTACCTGCAATTCGTTGTATACCGCTTTCTACGATGATCGTAGAGGCTTCTAAAGGTAACAAAGAAGCAGACTGCTACAAGTTGCTTGCTAAGCCTTTGTTTAGTTCTAGTAGTCTACCTACTGAGGCGGGATTTCCCTACTTAGTTAAGTGGGCTCTTAACAGAAAGTCGTGGACTCAGTACAGTCTTTGCCGAGACTTAAGGTCTTCTGGTTTAGAAAGAGACATTGCTTTGCTGAAGAAGCAGGGTGTGACTATCTCTAATGGAGATTCGCAAGTTGTTGCTAGCTTCTTCACACAAGCGAAACAACTAAAAGTCTTGGCTAGCTCTTGGGCTAAAGGCCCGCTTGTGACCTTCACTCTAGTAGAAGGTTGTCAAGTTGAGTACGACTGTGTTTCTACAGCTCTAAAAATCCTGCACAACGCAGGGGGCAAAGTAGAAAAACGTGGCTCTCAGACAGAAAGAAACTTTTTGATTGCAGCGTGTTTACCTGCATCAGAAGTTAAGCTTTTTGTTGTAGAGTCTGAGGACTTAGAAGTCGCTATGGATGGTACTGGTACTATCACTAGGGATTTCTTTCTTCGGTTACGCAACCAATGGGCTTTAGCTAATCCACAAATAACCGTGGAGCAAGCTATCTTGGATATTCGGACTCTGAACTTCAGAGCTTGGATTCCCGGATACGGTCAGCTAAAGATAATGGCTATCGTAACAGACCAAGTGCTTCCTAATGGTGCAGACATCTATGCACACAGGAAGAACTTCAAAGACAAGGAAGTTTGTGTTCAAGGTGACGTAGCTTTCTTTGGGTTTGATCCGCAAGGATCGAAGCCCTCTGCTTATACCAATAAGCAATGTTTGCGTAACTTTGGCTGGTTCTTTGGTCTTAAAGATCGAGTCTGGTCTTGGTTTATTAGCAACCTTAAGGCAGGGATTGCTGAGATCAAGAAAGGTAAGACTGTCGAAGAGTCGAAGCTAGAGCTTCAGCTTTTGAAGTCTGAGAAACGAATTGAAGACTCTTTCTCTACCGGAGAGAGGATTCGTTCTATAGATTGGAATACTTCTGGCGGTTCGCAAGCAGAACTTCCTGCCCTATTCCAAGGGTCGGTGAAGGACTGGTTGCAGAGGATGACTACTGCAGATATGGCGGAGCAAGAGATTTGGGTAGAGATACCCGGTTCTTACTTCAGTCAGATTGTATGTCTTGAGGCTGTTCGTTATGTAGCTCCAGAGCTGTATGCGAAGGGTATTCCTCACGGCAAAGTAGTGTATCTGAAGAGCCACAAGATCTTTGTGGTTTCTACAGAGTATTGGATCGAGAACCTCATCAACTGGGGTGGCTGCGATCAGGATGATAAGTTTGCACTTGTCTTCCGCAAGCATAAAGACTCAGGCAAGATTTTTGTTCTTATCTACCGAACTCCTAATGATCGCAATGAGTATGCGATTGCTACGGCTGATGAGGATAACTTGCCAGGACTCAAGGGAGATTGGCAGTCTGAACCTTGTAGATTTCCTACCACTCGACCTCTTCAAGCTTCTAAGAGCAACGAAGAGATAATCAAGTTGGGAGGCAAGGTTGAGAACGAAGCTCCTAGACTTCGCACATTCGAAGACTTCCTAGGGAAGCTAGATGTGATGGCCAATCCTGGTTGGGCAGTAAACATCATAGCCTGTTGGAATACAGGGTATGATACTCGCTGTCCTTTACCGCCTATGGAGGCTTGCATAGACTTGTCTGTCCAGACTTGTGATAGCAACCAGATTGAGTGGCTGGAAAATAGGTGCCTTAAGCTTGCTAAGAAGATGTACAACGGTGTTATGAACAAGACTATCAAGCTAGATAGAAAGCTAGCTATGTCTGTGTTTCATGTAGCCGGAGAGTACGATGAAGGCTTTAAGGTGTTACTCAAGCTTAACCACAAGACTCTTAGCAGTTTGCTTTACGAAAGCGACTACAGTCTGTTATGCCAAGCTGCTTCTGAGCGTATTCAGAAGGAGTTAGATTGGTTTGAGACTGTAGCTGACGAGTTGAGCGTTAACGCTTGGACGGTTTCGCTTCCTAAGCTCAAGAAAATTGCTGCTCGAATCCGCAAGGATTTTGGCGACAGTCTTTACGAGATCATGGTAGACAGGGTTAATCTCACCTTCGCAAGGTGGGCTTCCTGCTACAAGGGCCCAGACGTTGAGCTGTTTCGATGGATACCTAGAGGAGAAGAGCAATCTAAGCTTTCTCCAATGGGCTTTGACATCGTGGCAAGGAAACAAAAGGCTTTGCTGCTTACTCAACGAAAGTATATATGGAGCCGGTTCCCTAAGAACTATTCCAGAGAAGCTTTCGAAAAGGTATTAGCTTTTGTAGCTCTCTACCAGTTGTTTAGTCAGGCCAATGCTGATCATGCAACTCCAATTAAGAACCTTGACCTACACAAGGGGCTTGAGAAGGGCAGCTTAATCAGTCATAAGTGGCTGTTCGAAACCTTCTGCAAGGTTAGAAAACAGATGTAAGCATCCGTGTTCCTCCTAGTCTTAGGACTGGGAGGGATTCGTAATGCCCTTTCGCAAGAGAGGGTGCTACGAATCTCTCCTATTACCTCGAAAGTTCTTTCGATGGAGATGATTTCTGTGCAGAGATAACCCTCTCTGCCTGTCTGCCTACCATTATGCCAGGCACTCTCCCCCTATGCGGGCTAGACTTCCGTCTCGCAAGCTCGCCTTCAGCCACTTGCATGTTGTTCGCTTCGCTCACGCGTAATTAGTTGTGCCCAAAGATCCGTGTTAGTTCATAGATGTATCGGCCTTACGAGAATCGGGGAAGCAATTTCGCTCCCTTAACTTCATGTTCAAGGAGATCATCATGGAATCTATTTACTCTGTCATCACTGCGATCAAAGGTCTTAATACTTTCGATGCTTACAAGACCAAAGCAGAGTTCCCCAAAGGCTTTACCCCAAAGTTTGAAGGCTTTGTTGAAGGGGTATGCAAGTCTTTTCCTTACTGGACAAGCGAAGGCAAAGCCCAGTTTAAAGCTCGAGTAAAACAAGGGCTAAGTCCTCTTATGTTTGACCGGCTTCGTGAGAAGCTTCAAGCCCTTGTAGGTGTGGTCACTCTTAAAGATATGGCCAAGACTACTACCAAGCCGGACATCATGGCTGAGTTGGTCAAGTTATCTAAAGGCATTGAGTCCCTTCGAGCTGAGTTAGCCAAGGTCTTTGCTGAAAAGGCGAAGGAGATTGAAACTCCTAAGCCCAAAGCAAAGAAGAAAGCAAAAGCTGTTCTGGTTGCAGAGGAAGAAGAACTCTTCCCTCTGTAGCCTGCAAAACCTATTACCTCCATCCTCACCAGGGTGGAGGTCTTAGTAATCCTGTTGCACTTCGTGCTTACTTTGAAATATCCGCTCCTTCGTCGCTCCTAAGTGGGGGCAGACCAAGGGGTCTTTTTTTTAAGCCCGAGGGTTAGGTTGTGGCCTTAGTAACTAAGCGAGTTTTACTTTTGATGGTTGCTTGGTCTGTCGAGATGCGGGGTTCGCATTGTGCGTTCTCTATTACCTTTAACATGGAGATTAAACCATGCCGAGTGAGCAAGACCATGAGCTGCCCGAAGGGGTTTGCGTACCCACTGATCCCTTGGTGGAGTACAAGTTTGAGCCTGTTAAAGCCCCGACTAAGGGCTTCATAACAATAGACAATGGCAATCCTATTACTTTTGCTTTTGAAAGTAAGGACTTCACCTCGTTTTTAGAAACATTACTTAGGAGTAACGCAAGATGAAAGAATTTTTAAGATGGTTTTTTGTTTTTGTTTGCGGACTGGTGCTGGTAAATGCCGGCTTCCAGTACGCAATGTACACAATCGACAAAGAGATTCGGTCAGTTCATGTAGGGCCTTTGCCTACACCTGCCCCTGAGGTTGTGCTTAAACCGTATGAGGATGATCCTCTTATGGAAAACATGGAGCTACTTAGGCTGCAAGACTTGGAGTATTGCCCAAGGCATTACTACGAGATGCAACTTAAGGGTAAAGAATACTGGATGCACCAGACTACAAAGAAGGTGTACACCAAAGACGCTAACGGGAAGTTGGTGAGTGCTCTATGAAAACCAAACCCAAAGCCAAACGCAAGGTAAAGGTTGAGGTCGTGCCTCAATGGAAGAAGAACTTAACTAAGGCATGGAAGGTGCAAGCCGTCCGGACTTTTGTTTACAGCTTCTTTACCGTTTTTATGTTCATGGTTCCTTGGTATCTCATGAGCGGAGAAGAGCAAGTGAACTTCTCCCAACTCAAGGAGTACCAACCGCCCCCTACCGGGGTCGATCCGTTACGGTACAAGGAGGAAAGGGAAGGTGGGTTAAGGGTCTACCAGAAGGGCAACCAATTACTATGGGCCAATGAACCCAGTAGTAAACGGATGCCTATTCAACCCAAGGTTCACTACTGAAAAAGAATTCTAGTTCCATAATCTTTCGGGCCCAAGCCCTAGCTCTGTCCCCTACCGGGGATGGGTTAGGGTTTTTTCTTTCTCTTGGTTGGGGAATCTCCCCCCATTAGGGCCTGCTGAGATTTGGGGATAGCAGTTCGCTACCTAATCTAATGGAGTTAACCATGCCTAGTTTGTCAACGCTTATTCGCACGATAGAACGTGCACCTATTAACAAAGCTTTGCGGGCGTTCCGCACAGCTAAAAAAATCCATCTGCAAATGGAAGTATCCAATGAGGGTGACGCTGCTAACCGCAGACAATTTGAAACCCAATTAGATAACGCTCTTGCAAGACGGAAACAGTTTGGGTGTCACAACACCCGTGAAACCATTAAGGAGATCGAGGACGATGTATGTCTATCTTATTCTTAGTTTATTACCTGGCTCATTTGAGAAGACAGAAAACGGGTTCAAAATAACACCGGCAATTGTGCTGGTGTTCCAATGGGCAGCAGAACTTGTAAGGGCTTTCCTTACTAAGAAGACTGTTGCCTCAACCTCTAAAAAGAAAGCGGTGAAGTAATGAAGAAGGATATTAAACCTACGGTGGTTCAAACCGTTCAAAGCTTTTGGACTAAGCTTGACATGCGGAACCGTGTGATCGCTGGTCTTACTGCTGGTGTTATGGCCTTCGGCTTTGGGTACTACTATACCCAAGCCAAGACCGTGAGCGAAGCTATCAGATCAGACATGGGACAGCATACTAAAGTGCAGTTCCGTGTTGCTGGCGGTAAGGATTCCGCTTGGTACTCTGCGTCTAAGTACACGCTGTTGCAAGACAGCTCGTCCTATAAAGACAAGCACCTTACCATTAGCATTGATAGGAAGGCTTGCCCCAACTTAACTTATCGTGACTTAAAAGGTAAGTTGATTACGGTTGATGGCATGTTGGAAAACTATAAGGGCAAGTCGCCCAGCATTCGCGTCACTAACCCCAACCAAATTGTTGTTAACTAACTTTTACTTATAGGAGATTGACTCATGGATATTAAATCAAGGTTCGCACAGATCAAACAAACCGCAAAACCAAAGAGCGAAAGACTCGCAGCCTTGTGGTTACGCGGTGATGTATTCAGCTCGGGTAGCACCGAAGACATAACAGTTATTGCTAAGCCCTCTGAGGACGGCAGCAGCTTTGAGATCTTGCAGGGCGACCACAAGAACTTGGATGCAGCAAAGTGCAAGACTGTTATTGGAACTTTGGTAGCACCAGAATCCCAAGACAAAGTTGCAGTAAGAGTTGACGAAGAACTCTTTGATAACTTTATCTTCCGAGGGATCTTAAAGATCAAAGGTGTGCCAAGACAAGCAACTCTATTCGTAACTAGTGAAGAAGAGATTGCTGCTCGTTGCCTAAAGTCTGGTGCTGAAGCTGCGAAGTTTCCACCAGCGTACATACTTTATACTCCGGACTTAGTAGCCAACGCGGAACCTCTTCCACCAAAGAAGGGTAAGAAGAAGTAGGCTACTTGAAACCTTTAGCTACGGCTGAAGTAAACCTAAAGACCTTTACCCCTAACAAGGGTAGAGGTTCTTTTTTTTGCTACCGCAAACCTAGAGGTTAGTCCTGGCTCATGTAGGAACTACCGTTCCCCCTTTAGAAGATGCTCCTTCGTCGCTTATTAAAACCCAACAGAAAAGGGTGGGGTAATCTCCCCATACTAAACAAGTGTATAGATACACAAGGTAGACCAGTCGCTCTCTGCAAAATCCCAACACTTTTCTACCCCTCTATATATAAGGAGAGAAATGCCATTCTTATTTTTGAGAATCAGTTAGTCCTTAAGTAAAAAGTCATTCCTCTTTCGTTCGGTAAAGGTGTTAGGTGCATCTCGCTTAGCTACCTTACTTACCTTTTGTCTACTGCCTAGGCTGCGAGATTTTAGAGCCGAGACTTTTACCTCTAGGTTTAGGTAGTAGAAAAGGTCTGCCACATTTGCAGCTAAGGTTATAGGGGTTTGGGAATCCAAAAGTTCCGCACCCTATCGATGAAACATATTCTTACAACCAAGGTTTGGGGCAAGGTCTAGGGGGTTTAGGCCTGTTGGGATATGGGGTTGGATTTGTTACCGCTTACAAGGAGGGTCTATGCAATTTGAATTTGGAATCAATCGTGAGGTTGTGGACTCCCATGTAGAGGAGTTCTGCCAAGCTTCTGTTGACCGGCTGGAGTTGGAAGAGCCAACGCACAAGCAACACTTACTTAAAGGGAACGATGCAATGAGTACCTATTACGAAACAAGTCCGGGCATTCCTTATAAGACCTTAAAGGAAAACCTGCCTGCTGGTTTGTCTTCTTATCGGGGTGATAACCTGGGAACTTTGGAAGCGTTTGCCGTTACGGATGGCGAAGCTTACCTATGGGTCTACCCGTCACGAGGAATGTCAAGCTCCGTCTTTGTTCGTTACGGCAACAACAAAGTGAACGGAATCATAAAGCGATTGAGTGATGCTTTCTCTGTAGAGTTTGCATCTGAGTACGACATATGGCCATGCAAAGAAGGAGTCACTAATGGTTCAGTATGACGCAAGGGTGTTGCACTTTCCTACTCTTCACCCTGAGGTTCTAAAGCTTCACCCAGACTTAAAGAATTTGTTTGCTAGCTTTCGGGTAGCTCTGTCCCCGACCAAAGGGAACAACGCTTTCATTTCTGTAAAGCCTAATCCTAAAGCTTCGTTTTCTATTAGCCTTGATAAGAGTTTGCAGTTCCTTTTGAAAGTAAAAGATAACTATGTGGTTAAACGGGAGAGCAAAGAAAGCGTTAAGATCTACTCTTGTTTTCCTGCTTACAACTGGCAAGGCTTGTCTTGGTTTTCTTATGAAGACCTTGTTGCTTTAAAGAAGAAAGGCTATGAGTCCTTACTACAAAAGAACTTTGTACACCCGCAAGATGCCAAGCCGTTCTTAGGCTGGAAGGATACTGGCATGGGGTACTGCACTAAGACTAATAAGATGGTACGCAAGGGTAAACCTAAGTACACCTACAACGGTTGTGCCACGATCAATCTCTTGCAAGCTATAGAACGTATGCCTGTAAACGGAAGCGTGAGAGCAACCACCGCAGACATGGGTTTCGATATGGTTAAGCGGTCTTACTTAGAGTACTTGGTCTATGACGGTGATGGAGTTGGCACAGGTATGAAGTCTGCCATCGCTTCTATTCCAGGTAGCAATGCTTTGCGTGATTCAATTATCCTTTACTTAAACAAAAGTAATGATGCCTCTTGCCCTTCTGAGATAAGACCTAAAAGAAATTATGTAATTAAAGAAGGGGTTCTTTTCTTCCCGCAAAGTTATGCGTCCGAGCCTGCAGTTACTAGAGCAACTAGAAAGCAATGGGAAAGAATTGATATCCCTGAGCCTAAAGATCTAGACTGGAAACCTTTTTGTACCTTTGGTTACTACGATAAAAATACTTTTGTAGCTAGCGGTCTACCTTACAAGCTTGCGTTTGAAAGTCATGGTGTACCTACATGGATTAAACGAGAGGTTAAGAACGAGGAAGAAAAATCTCCTGAGCATTTCCAATCCCTTGAAGAGTGGGAACGCAATGCTCCTTGGCAAGACGCAGAAGAGGTTGCAGACTTCAAACCTTTTATACCACCGACTTCTTTTAGCAATCAAGTTAAATGGTTCTGGGATCTAAAGAAGCAAGTTGTTTCTTTTGCAGATCGATGGGAACACCACATGGGTAAAGCTACGGTAGAGAGATCAGAGAAAGATGAACGGGTTTATATGTGGGACAGAGAAGACTTAGAAAGCCAGTATGAAAAAATGGTCTGGGAATCTAGTGAGGTATTAAAGCTTAATGAAAAGCTTAAGCCTATAAAGGTGGTGAAGGAAGTCTTGAGAGAGTTAAAGAAAGCAAAGACTGTAGAGTCTGATCAAGAAAGTAAAGCTAAAGAATGGGCTAAGATAATTTACGAATGGATTGCATACGACTTAGTTGGTCGAGCTAAGATAGCCAAGCGGGATGAGAAGCTTCTAGCTTTCAATCTAAAGAAAGCCAAGCACAACAGAGTTAGACTTAAGAACATGAGTGAGGTTGTGCGTAAGAAACCCTTTAGCTCTAAAGCTGTTTGTCATATCGGTACGGATACTGCAAGTTACTATTACCTTTAAACCTAACGGAGTACTAATGATACTACACTTTAAAGACCACGGGGCTGTTGCTCCGGGTGGTCTTCTTCCTATTTGTGCTATGAAATCTAGTGCAAGTTCAGAGAACTTTTACTGGGCTAACTTGAATAAGACCTGTCGTTTGTTTTTGTTTAAGGACTCATCGACATTATCCATGTTGAATACGGAGTCAAACAAATGGGTTACGCTTTCAAAGATGAGTAAGACAGAAAAGGGCTGGAGAGGAATCTTTGGTTGGTTGTATCTGCAGATAATCAAAAGCCCTCTGCCCGAGGGAGCACCTTACATTCTGTACTACTCTAACTCACATGAGCAATAAAGTTCTTTGAAGAAACTGGGCGGGGCTACTTATGTTTTAAAGATACCTGTGCTATAGTTCCCGCCCTTAACCACAAAGGAATATAAATGGATACCGTATTCTGTGAACTCAACCTCCGCCCACGCGACTGGTTGCGAATCTTAATGCTCTTGGGTGAAGACCATTCTGAAAGTCAAAAGATTATAAGTATTCTTAAACAAAAGAAGGACTCGACATGCGAAAGAAATCCCGACAAGGAAAAGCTAGGTGTTTGATTTACAAAATTGCAAAGAGAATGAGAAAAGAATTAGGGAAAGATGTTGGAGATTTATTTGAAACAAGGGATGCGTATCAAGAAAAGTTTGGTGTCCGAAGTTTGACTAAGCGTTTTGATTTCTGTTCTATTATTATGTGAGACTTAACATGGACATTAAAACTCTTTTAAAAAAACTAAAGCTCGCAAGACGATTGGTGTCATGGAAATATGTGGACGAAGTAATGGAAGCTTTACAGGAGATCGAGAATGATAAACTTAAATCACATAAGAGTACGCAAGATAAAGGCCCCTCAAAATAAATTAGCCCGAATTATATTAGAAGAAAAGACTTGTAAAGAATTGAGTTGGTTCTGGAAGCCGGTTCAAGAGTTGCTGGTTGACTTAGATATCCAAGATCAAAACTGCAACTTAAGACACGGTAATTATAAAGAGATATACATCGAGACTTGTTTACGCCCAAGCTTTTATTCCGATGTTCGTAAAAGGTTTTATGGCAACAAAGAAACAATGTCTTGTAACAAAACTTTTAAGCTGTCCTATAAACAGTTAGCCCTTCTTGAGGGTTTGACTAACGCTGTTGTGTTTGCTTTTGTAAGACAAGAGTACACAAACGCATACGAGATTGTAGAGATTACCCCCAGCGGAATAAGTATATCTTTCTCAGGAGCTTTGAATGTCACTCGCTAGGCATAGAGTTCAGCCGCCGTTTATTATGCAGAACGGATGCGTTAAAGATGTTTGCGTTATGGTTACAAGTTTACCTACAGGTTTGCAAGGCCTGGTAGATCCTGTCAAAACTGTGATGGGCTTTGATGGAAGAATGTATATCCCTACAAGTTACGCTAACGCACTAGGTTATTATCCCCCGTCTGGAGATGGAAGCGGAAGCGGTAGTGGAGCACCAGAGTCTGGAGGTTCGGGAGCTAGCGGTAGTGGAAGTGGAACTAATCCTAGCTCAGGAATCTCTGGTGAATTAGATGAACCTTCAATTGGGCCTGTCTTTGATAAGCCTAAAAGCAAGGGTCGCTTCCGCAGGTAAAAGTCATTCTATTACTAATGTATTTTAAACCTCTTTAAGGAAAGTTGCATGACAACGTATTGTAAATTGCGGAGTGGCGAATGGGGGATCAAGGGTGAAGGCTTAGAGGAAGGAAAGGCTGTTACGGTTACGACTAAAGCCGGAGTCTCTAAGCAAGTCTTAGTGGGGAAAGTAATCTTCACTAAAGAAAACTTTTGCATTGCAGCTATAGCAACTAAAACTTCTGCCCCTAAGACTGAAGAGCTTGAGAGCAAGAGCTGCTGGGAATGTGGCTTCAACTTTAATCAAGCCGACTGCAAAAGGTTGGGTGGTGATTGGACTGAAGGCTGGTGTGGTTGTTAACTAAAGGAACTGTAATGACAAAACAAGAAGCGATGTTAATGCCTACTGGGAATCTGGAATACATAATGCACGAAAGCAAAAAGGCTTTTATAGGAAACGGATTCCTTACGAAGGGGCAAGATTTGAATGTAGATGATGCTCAAAAGTTTATTCGACTATTGGATGCTGTGAGTGTTTGCAAAGAAGAATTAATTAGAAGGGGTGAGTATGTTGAAAGTCATTGACCTGTTCGCAGGGGCTGGTGGTTTTAGTACGGGTGCTATCCAGGCAGGATGTGATGTTGTTTGGGCTGCTAACCATTGGAAGGACGCGGTGCATGTACATGAGTGCAATCATCCGAAGACCTTTCATAGCTGTCAGGACTTACAGCAAGCAGACTTTACTAGGCTACCTAAGTACGATGTGCTCTTAGCTAGCCCTGCTTGTCAGGGTCATAGCAAAGCAAGAGGTGCAGATCAACCAAGGCATGACGCAGCTAGGAGTACAGCATGGGCTGTCGTTGCTTGCGTTGAAGCTACAGAGCCTAAGGCTTTTGTAGTAGAGAATGTTACTGAGTTTATTTCATGGACACTCTATCCACAATGGAAGAGCTGCATGGAAAAGCTGGGGTATAAGATAGCTGTTAATGTTTTGAACGCTGCAGACTTTGGTGTTGCTCAGTCAAGGATTCGTGTGTTCATAACAGGGTCTAAAACAAATCCCCTTAAAGTTAGTATGAATCCTTTTAAGAATCATATTCCGTTTAAGAACTTAATAGAACCTGGGCAATACAAATGGTCGCTCGTATCTGAGAAGGCTGAAAGCACCAAACGAAAATGGGCTAAAGGTAAGAAAGACTTTGGCGATAACTTTCTTATTGCTTACTACGGGTCAGAGAAAGGCGGACGAAGTATTAATAAACCAATTGGAACTGTGACTACTATAGAGAAGTTTGCATTGGTGAATGGCGACAAGATGCGAATGCTTTCTTTGAGTGAATACAAGAACGCTATGGGGTTCCCTAAGGATTACCTGTTGCCTAAGAGCAAGAGCTTGGCTTTACATATGCTAGGGAACGCTGTGTGCCCTCCGGTAGCCAAGGAAATATTAACCCAACTAAAGGAGTGTATCTAATGGATGAAGAGATAAAGTTTGCACAAACATATTGGTGTGTTGCTGATGTCCGTAAAGAGCTAGGAGAAGAATCAAAGATGTGGACAGATCAAAAGTGTGAAGAGCTTTTGTCTGGCATAGAAGAAGAACTTAAAGATGAAATGACTCAAGCAGGATGGAAGGTTATTGAAAACCGGGTGGCGAAAAGTCAGCTTACTATTTAAGGAGGTAATGTAATGTCTCAATACAGAATCGTTAAGAATGAGAAGACTTTTGTATACGGGTTTGATCGTGTGGTTCCAGAATACTTTATGTCTGTAGAGACTAAAGGGGAAGACGTAGAAGAACTAGTCGGGTGCTTTGCTCCTGAGTCAGGCACTAGCGGTCACCTGTTAAAGGCTATTAGTAAACACGGAATTATAGATTTAATTCCGGAAGAACATTTGGCAAACATTATGTTGGACTTACCGTTTTAATAAGGAGCTTTATGATTACTTCCATGCTGGACAAGGATGATCCTGCAGCCTATGCCTTAGCTGCTGCCAACGGTTTGTTAAGTAACGAAGAGCTAAACCCTTTTAGTTATGATGTTTCTTACGAGGGACAGTTAAAAGCGTTGGATGATATACAAGAACTCGCTATCAATCTGATGAAAAAAGTTAAGGATCAAGTAGACCAACGCTGCTTAACTGAACAAGAAATTCAGCATGTAACTAATGTCGTTAGGATTGTGTTAAGACTTTACAATGACCCTTCTGATTATTGAAAGGAAAACTATGGCACATACACCTGGCCCTTGGATTAATACCAAACCTTATATTTACAAAGTTGTTGGAGGCAAAACGGAAAACCATATGTCCGTTGCGTTTGTCATCGCAGACTTGGAATCGTTTACTACTATGCAGCATATTCCTAATGCAGAACGACAAGCCAATGCTAGGTTAATTGCTTCTGCTCCAGAGTTGTTGGAGAGGGTCAAAGAAGTCTTAGCTTGGATGGAGTCTGTCAATGACGGAGAGGAAGACATAGTGTTGCAGATTAAAAAATGTAAAGAGATGGTTGTCAAATCTACAGAGGGTTAACCCTAAAGGAGTTAAACATGGGTGAGGAATTAGAAGTCAAGCAGCCTCGACAAGGTTGGTACTGCACAATTCAAGACAAGGTTGATCCTCGTTTAAGAGGAGGCGAAGGACTTCCTTGGTGCGATGTTCAATTACCAAAAGGTATATTGCCACAAGAGTTTGAAGGCAAGGCATTAGATAAAGTAATCAAAGCTGTTTGTTACTTAATGAGTATCGACTATGAAGAAGGTCTTAAACTTATCTGGGAAAAGCGAAGTGATGAACCTGAATATTATGAATTGGGTTTTGATAAAGAAGGTAACGCAGTAAATAGCGACTAAGAGGTAAGCTATGCATATCAAAAACTTAACAGAAGATGAGTTTGAATCTAAGTTCACCATGGTTAAAAACCACCTAGACAATAACGCTTCGTTAGATGGTTGCATGTTTGAAACCTACGGTGCTGAGGTAGATTACATCGCCTCTCTTGCTGATACTAAGACGGTGTGGACTTACCTAGAAGGTGAGGATGATTGCTACTTCGTAACAGGGATGCACCTTGTTAATCGCATTGGGTACTTTGTAACTAAGGAACCTTACACCGAAGATTGTATGGTTCAACTACATCTATTTTAAGGAGAACAAAATGTCTATTAACGAACTAACAGACACTATGTCCTACACTACTATCAGTCATGAAGATTTTCTCTTGAAGTTTACGCTAGTAGAAAATCATTTTAAATGTTTCCCCGGGAATACTGAATACCTTTTTGATACTGATGGAGAAGAGCTTGCGTATATAAACTCCTTGAAAGAATCTAAAAGAGTATGGACTATCTGGGAAGAGGATGGGCTTATGTTTTATACCTCAACGAAATCTGACTATAACCCTTATGGCTATCTGATAACGACTGAACCTTACACAGAAAACATCAGAGTGATGTTGAATTAAACTTAACCTATTTGACGGAGAAGACTAATGCCTTACACACCCGGCCCTTGGTCATCTGAAATGTTCGCTGTTGGAGATATGGCTGAGATGCAATATATCTCTCAAGATGATAATTACTATAAAGATGATCAAATCTACATCTGTCTTATCGCAGGGCATGAATTGAAACACCCCCAAAATAATAAACGAAAAGACAAAAGGTGCTTTCTTACAGAAGAAAGTGTTGCAAATGCAAGACTAATTGCAGCAGCACCAGAGTTGTTGGCAGCTTGCCAAGAGTTTGTCAAACATATTAAGTCGTTAGGTACGGATACTGAAAAGTGTCGTTACTTAAGCATGGCACTTAATTGTCGTGCGGGAGACTTAATAGAAAAAGCCATCGCCAAAGCAACAGGAGAGCAACCATGAGCCACAAACCCGCTAATCTTATTTTAAGGTATAACGTAAAGTCTAAAAAAATGGATTGGGTAAAAGACCCTAATGTAAAACTTAAGGGTATTAAAAAGAAATCAAAACCAAAAAGAAAGCCTATCAAAAAAGAGGATCCTAAAAAGTATAGAATTTTTCTAGGGTCTGGTAAACATAAAGACCTTACAGCGTTAGGCATGTTAAGAGAAGTTAATAAAGCCAAGGCTTATTATGCTTCCGCCTTAAAAAACTATACCCTTAAAAATTGGCAAGAAGGGTGGTGGGATTTATGTGAAGGCGGTCAAGTAGATGAGCAAGGATATCAGAAAGAATATTTAGGCTACTGTCAGAAAGCCGTTACGGAATATTTTACAACCCTAATAAAAAAGGAAAGACGTGAAAGCAAAACTTAAAAAGCTTCCAAAGATACGAAAGCCTGCTAAGTATCTTCTTTGGAATTTCTACCAATTGGTAAAAGGGATTCTTGAAACCACAGAAACCTTTAGAGATAAAATAATTCACCTTCAATGTATAACAACTTGTGCAAACAAATCTCTTCAAAAACCTAAAAGGAAAATGGAATGACCACTAAGCCCTATGTCTACAATGAAAACCCCAACCTATTCTGGGGAGATGAAACCAACTTTGTTATTAATGCTTTAAAAGTTTATGCAGAAACTCAAAAGCATTACATTCAAAAAATAGAAACTCAAGGTAAGATACCTTTGTTCGCATCAAACTATATAGATGACATGACCGAACAGATCACACAGAAAATACTACAGCTACAACAACCTAGAGCACCAGAAGAAAAGGAAGACAAATGAAAATTTATCTTATGGATGCGGTAGTAGGGGATGCATCAACGAGGGCGGTTACACACAAGATTATAGTAGCTGAGAACGAATTTGAAGCTATTAGATTTGCCGATTATTCGGCTGATGCAATTCCTAATGGGCCATGGATGGTGCGAAAAATATTCAGCACCTTTACTAATGAACCTACACTCATTGATCAATACACAACTTATAAAGGAGAATGAATGACACACTATATGGTTTTGATTGATAACATGCTGGACAAACTTAACGATCCAAAAAATATAGAGTGGGAAGCCCCGAGAAAACAAGCCATGAATATGGCGATACTTCTAATTCAAATCTTAACAAGTATAGATATAAAACTAACTAAAGAGTATAGGGCAGAAATAGAAGGGGTGGTCTGCAAAGCTATAGAGGTAGAGCCTAAGCTGCTTAAGGATGCTTTGGAGCATGAAGAATGGGAAAGCCTTGAAGCTATAGCAGACCAATCTATTAACCGCATGTACGATTAGGGTTTAAGTAAATACACATTTGGTTTAACTTGGACTAAGGATCTGTCTTAGTTCACGCAAACGCTTTAACCTTAACTAAGGAGAATCTTATGGCAACTATTACTCCTTCTTCTGTCTATTCCAAATATGAAATAAACCAGGAAGATGTTCTTGCTTCATTGCTAGCTTTGCCCGCTGTGATGGACGCGGTAGGAGATCAGGTCTTGCTTCGTAAAACTTGTGTGAATGTTTATGGAAATAAGTGGAGAGTAAATCTGTGGGTAAGTATTAATAATCCTGTTGTACCTAACGCAGGCAGAATCTTAAAAAGTTATTTTGTTCATTGCAGTAATTTAAGTTTTGAATTATTGGAGGATTAGGTATGAAGCTCTTGCTAGTTTTACTGTTAGGGTGTGCAGGCTGTACTAGAACAATGGAAACAAATACAAGTACAGAAGTCTTTCCGCACGACCCTAACATTGTAAACAAAGTAAACTTAAGTATGAGCTTTAAAACCCAATGGTAAAGGAGGCTTATGAATAAAGATCAAGTTATTATCATTGGGTTTGCAGGAGCTCAACTGTGTTGGCCTGCACCAGCTTGGGCTCTTTACTGTAGCCCTTTGATAAAAAAAATAAGGCTTGCTCTTCATTATGTATATAGATGTGATTGGTATTTTCTAAGCCCACACTATGGCATTGTGCATCCTATGGATCTAATCAACCCTTATTGTCTGCAAGGTGGTTGGATGAATTTAGTACTAAAGGCAAGCCGGAATAAAGAATGGTTAGATAATGTAAACTATGACTTGTATTTATTAAAAAATAAGTACAAAAATTTTCTTACTTTTGCAGATAAAAAATTAGTAAAACCCTTTCCCGAATTAGTCGCAACTAATAAAAATGAAGATAGATTTGTAAGCTATGGGAAGACAAATCATTTTTTTGATGTTACTAATTTGACCTTACAGAAGGCCGATTTGTTTGGAAAGTTCCCTGACTTCCAACGCATCTGGAAGTCTACAACCAATACAATGTAAGGCCAAAAAGAATGCTCTCTTTCATTCGTTATGAAGGAGATTCATATGAGACCTTTTTGGCTTTACATTTTATCTTCTTGTAAGAAATTCGTATCTGTTTTTCTGACACAACTATTTGTTTTAACTTAGGAGAGTTATGTCTACATCAACTGTAGTCGAGTCAACCAGTTTATACTTTAGAGATGATCGTAGTGATAAAGTTTACAACGCTAGTATTGAAAGTTGTAGTGAAGGTTACATAGTTAACTGTTCGTGGGGTAGACGGGGCTCTGCGTTACAGAGTGCTACCCAAACTAAAGAGCCAGTATCTTTAGAAAAGGCTACAGCTATCTATGATAAAAAACTTAAAGAGAAGAGGGCTAAAGGGTATCAGCTAAGCACTAGAACTATGAGCTCTATCCCTGTAGCTAGTACAACCAATGAGCTAAACCCTCAATGCAATCTTTTAAACCCAATTGAAAATGAGCAACTTGAATCTTTAATGCAAGATGATGAATGGATCATGCAAGAAAAGATTGATGGTGTTCGGCTTTTGATTCAAAGAAAAGGATCAAGCTTTACTGGGTACAGTAGAACCGGAAGGGAAATTGCTGTACCAGAAAACATTCAAAACGCTTTAGCTCTTACTCCAATGAATGACAATTTCCTTATTGACGGAGAGTTAGTAGGAGATATTTATTACGCATTTGATTTATTGGAAACAAGTTTGTGCTGGAGGGATATGCATTACACCTCACGAAGAGCACAACTATTAACTTTGTTGAATGGTAATGCTAACCCTTCTGTAGTTTGCGTTAAGTACTTTATTGGTATGGAAGAAAAATTTAAAGAGTTCCACAGCATCAAGGATAAGGGTGGCGAAGGTGTAGTCTTTAAAAAAACTTTCGCGGTGTACAAAGCAGGAAGACCAAACAGCGGTGGTGACTATTTGAAATACAAGTTCTATAAGACTTGCTCTGCTATAGTCACAACCATTAACGACAAGAGATCAGTAGGGCTTTCATGCTTTGAGTCTGTAGGTAAGCTAGTGTCTGTTGGTAACTGTACTATCCCAGCTAATCATCCTGTCCCCGAACTAGGTAGAGTGGTAGAGGTAAGATACCTTTACGCAAGGTTGCCTAGTCATGCGTTGTTCCAACCAACCTATCTGGGTGTGCGTTTAGATATAGGAACTTGGGAGTGTGGACTTTCTCAATTGAAATACAAAGTAGGAGAACAAGAAGATAATGATTAAGAAGAAGAAATACGAACAGAGTGTTGTAGCTCTTGGTGATTGGAATGTATCATTGGTCAGCGATGAAGATGGACATTTATCTGTGTATGTGTGTCACAAAGACGGAACTGAAATAATTGATTGTCAAAGTGATATCAGCAATGAATACGAATGGGCAGAGCGTTTCACAACAGAAAAAATAGAAAAGGATTACAAGGGAATGTAGGTTGAGTTTCGGCCAAACAGTTTTACCTTATTGTTGTGTGATCCCGAAATCTGTTTCGTGATCATACAGCAAAGCCTATTTTTATACGGGTTTGCCATGCGATAAATTAATCTATTACTAATACCTTTACAGATTAGTAGTTGGGGGTTTGGGTAGTCTGCTGCCATGCTTGCATTGGCTTTTGAATATGGTAGTCTAGTTGAGTCTTGTAGTTACAAACTCTTAAGGGGTATTTAAAAAGATGACTGAGTTTACGCAAGAAGGAAAGATTAATTTTTTGGTAGCAATGGATATCATACAGATTGCAAATGATTTAAAATACAATACGTATGACTACATTTGTTCTGTACTCACAGGCAAGAATGCTAATTATACACCTTATGCACGAATGTCGGATGAGGTTTTAAATGAAAGGTTTGATATCGTGTATCAAAAATCATCTCATTTTAAAAACCCTGCAAAAATTTATAAGCTGGCAGCAAAGTTGAAGGCTATTAATAAAAGTAAAGAGGATGTAAGCAATGAAACCAAAGCCTAAAAGTAAGACTCCAAAGGAGTCAATTAGATTAACAAAAGATGACAACCTTTTAATTGGTGTCATACTACATAACAACAAACAAGCAACTAGAACGGAAGCTGTTAGGATGGGTTTAATCTTAGCTGCCCAACAATACGGAAATGTTAATTGCCTTATAAGGCCTGCGATTAAAAAAAAGATTAGAAAAGAAAAACTAGAAGAATTAAAAAAAAATAAAAAGTAATAATATTTTTTATGTTAACAATTGATTTCTATTTGAGATAAAGTATAGTCATATTGCTGCTTGAAGATTGGCGTCCTCCAGCAGTAATAAACCTCAGGGGGCAACTTTGAGGTTTATTTTATTTTACGGCTTTGCATTAAAGTAAGAACTGTAAAGGTAGCACAGGCACCTCCGCTTGCGTAAGCTATAGCTTCAAGTATATCGTCTTGAGTGCTGTAATACTTAAACAAGAATACAGAAAGTATGGCAATGATAAATGCACATAGAGAAGCACCTAGTATTTTGTTTTTAAATATAAAGTGTTTTTCTAAGGTTAAGAACATTGTCCAGAGAGCACCGCATAGAAAACATAGTAGGTATCGCATAGTGTAGTCAGCCTTTAATATGGGTGAACTAAAGAGCCATACCCCTTTCTGGTGGAGATATAGGGTTGCCTGTGCGAGGGTCAAAGGGCCAGTCTTCTATGTCAGGGCAGGAGCATGACCTTGCAGATTTGTCATGAATAGCACAGTACCATTCATTAGTAAGTTCACACATAAACCACACAGGCTCACCGGCATGTGTGGTATTTTTTTTTGATTCTTTCATAACGGTTAGCCTCTAATTAAAAGATACAAACCGTAGGCAAACAAAAACAATCCTATACATTCTGTACCAAAGGTTTTGCCTGGGTATGTTAAGCCTAAAGGAATACTTGTTAGTCCTAAGAAGCCACCAACAAAAATAAATATGTAGCCTGCAATTGTTTCAATAGGGGGTTTCATAATCGTTTTAATACCTCCCTTACTAAAGGGTGTCGAAGGGATTCTTCTTCTAAGAAGGTATGAGTGCATGCAGTAGATAATGAAGACAATCGTTTCATTACGCTAAGTATGTCGCAAGAAGTTTTGTCAGGGTTGTGTGGTTTCACATCAGTTTGATTTGGGTCGCAAGAGATAAGAACTTTGCTGTTGTTCCCTACGCGAGTGAGAAACATTTTAAGTTGAGCATAAGATGCGTTCTGTGCTTCGTCTAAAAAAAGAACGGTGTCTTCAAAAGTATCGCCTCTCATGTATGCAAGAGGCTGAAAAAGAACGGCTTCTTCTGGAAGCTTGTAAGTTAAGCGTTTGATTAGCCTGCGGATAGGATCAAAGTATGGGGAGATTTTTTCCTCTACGGTTCCAGGAAGGAAGCCAAGGGTGTCGCCCACTTCAACGATGGGACGGACAACTAAGATTTGTTTTTTCTCTCCAGCTAAAAGTTCTTGTAAGGCACAAGCTAAAGCACAATGAGTCTTCCCTGTACCAGCAGGGCCAGTAAGAAAGATGAGATCGTGAGTAGGGTAGTCCTTTGCTACTTTGATTTGGGTAGGGTTAGCAGGCTTGAAGTGAAAGACCGTTTCATTGAATGAAGAAGAAGTGTTCTGTTTCTTTTTAGCCATTGTTAGGTTCCTGATTATGTGGGGGCAATCAAGGATGCAGCATATAAAAGTTCTTTTATCGTCGGGCTATTATTTCCTTAAAGCGTATTTTAAGGAAGCATACAAGTTGTCTAAGAGGGTTAAGTTATGGTGTGGATTTTAGCTTTGCTGTTTGGGTTTCAAGAACCAGAAGAGTTTGTAATGGATGTACGAGCGTATTACATTTTGCAAAACCCTAAACCTGTTGCAGGATCGTGGAGAGTTCTATTGTTAACAGATACTCCGAATGCACCAAAACAAGAAAATGCTGTGTTAATAAGTATTGATGATTTAGGTTTAATTGCTCCTGTTGGTTGTACGATAAAAGTTACTGGAAGTAAAAAGACTATTGACCTTGAAAATCATTCTGTTGTATCTGGGGTTTGGGTTAACCGTAGGGAGCAAATAAAAATTGTGGGCTTGGCTAAAGAGTCTATTCCTAAGTTAACTCCTAATCAAAGAGCAAAGTTTGAAGCAACAACAGAGAATGATTTTTTGCGTGGACAAACTATACCTTTACCGCCCAAACAAAAAACAGGAGTTGGGTTTCCGGGAGGCAAACGATGAGTGAAAACAAAGGGCCATGGAAAGATAGTGATCATCCTATCTTGGCTTTCCTTGCTTTGTCAGGCTTAATGTTTTTGTGGGGGTGTGTGGCTGCTGTGTTCTTAGGGCTAGGTTATGTTGCTTTAAAAATATGTGGGCCTATATTTCTTTTTCTTGCAACCCTGCTTGGAGGTTGCCTTACGGGTTTGGTAACTAGAGGATCTCCGTAAGTTATTTTTTAATCCCGCTAAAATAAAGATCGGTATTGTTGTTTTGTAATGTAAGGGAGTAGGAAGAAAAGTTTGCTTGAGGGTTTAGAATGAATTCAAAATCTTCAAGCAATAGGTTACGGTAATAGTTTTTAAAAAAGCTAAGGCCTTTGATAGCAGAGAGGTTAGAAGCGGGTTCATTACACCATTGAGTTCCGTGGATATGACGAGCAGGCCCCGCACAAGTAATTATTAATAACCCTTGAGGTTTTAGTAATTGAAACATCTTTGGTAAGGAACGGTAAAAAAATGGATCATGTTCTAACATTTCTGTAGAAATGATTGTGTCAAAGTATTCTGATGGGAAGCTAAGTTCGTGGGCGATAGAGATGATGTCTACATTATCTCCTTCGCAAGTATCAACCCCCCGATAGTTGCAGTTTGTGAATAGGTTCCGGTTGTTTCCGTTAACGTCGTAAGAGCCTATGTCCAAAACGGTTTTTTGTTCAAAGTAGTTTGGGTGTTTGTTTTTTGTTTTGATGCAAAAATCTATTACTTGTTGGTGCATTTTAAAACCACCCATCGTTTTCGGTTGAGCCTAAAAGAAATTCACGTTTGCCTGAGGTACGAAGTAGCTTAAGGACTCCCATAGAAACTGCGAAGGCTCTATCGTCATGGTGCTTTCCCATGTGATCAAAGCGAATTCCGTTAGCCGATTGCCGGATGACTAGGTTAAGCAATTCTTTTTCAAGGGTGTCTTCTTCACCGGAGGGCAGCAGGATCATTCCGCAACCTCTGTACCATTTTACTGTTGATTGGACTATAGCATTGCGAAGGGCTACGCAGAGTTCTTGGTTACCTTTACCCGAACGAAACTCAAACTTTTCCATTGGGAGGTAGCCCTGGAATTTTTGGAAGACTCCTTCAAGGTTCCACGGGTCGATGATGATAGCTGAGAAATCAAAAAGGGTTCGGTTAGTTTCAATCCACTCTTCAATCTGAAATATTTTGACGGGGTTATCCCGTGAGCCCTGAAGTACATCCATGCGGTCAATGATCATGTTGTTAGTTAAGGGGTCGGTGTGCATGATACACATAACCGTTCTGTCGCGAGTGGCACCGTAGTCAATTGTCCCGATGTACGATAGCTCAGGATTGCCTTTGGGTTGAAGGGTTAAGTCAAAGTCAATGCAGCGTTCCACTTCTTCACGGGTGGCAAACTCTCCAGCTACGGAGGAGGACACCCACATATTGTCGTAAAGGCGGGAGGCAACGGAGGGCGGTAGGACTTTACGCATATCGTCTTGATCTAAAGTGTTAATCCAAGACGCAAGCTTTCCGGGCGATTGATAGATCCACCAGTTACTTGAGGTCTTAAATTTTTCTAAGGCTTGATGTTGCCAAGAGTTTAGGATGCCTGCATTAGTGGTTATTAGAAAAGTTGAGTTAGGAATCTTTGTTCGTGAGGTAAGGATAGAGTGAAAGAGTTCTGCACCTCGTTCGGGCCAATGAGTTACTTCATCGCATATTAAGATGTCAGGACGTAGACCGTGGGAGGAAGCTGCGTCAGCAGATAGGATTTCAAAGCAGGATGAATGCTTACCGTAGAGTCGGTAGTTCTGAATCTCAACATGCTTTTGTAGCCAAGGGTTTAGTTCTAATTCCCTTTCTGCACTAGATCGAATAAGGGCTGCTTGATCTCGGTCTGCTGCAAAAGCGTAACCAAGGATCTGTCGTTGAGCAAAGGCAAGTGACCAAGTTACAATAGAACCTAGCATCCCTGTTTTGTTGTGGCCTTTAGGGAGAACGATAGCGGAAGACATAGGGCCTTTGTAATCGGTAGCAACTCCTGCAGTCTTTTCAAACATAGGAGCTAGACGGCTGTAGAGTGTCCATTGCCAAGGTTCTGCTACAGCTCTGAAAGGTTTAGCGTCAGGCTTAGAGTCAATGACAATATGGTTCATGTAGTTCTTAAAGGAGTGGCAAGACGCTGCTTCCGCAAGTAGGTATACGGATTGCAGCTTTCTCTTCATCTCTGAAGTGGAGTCTTCTTTATTCATGTTGTGTTACTGGTGGTAGCTCTCCAGGTAACAAGTCGAGGAGCGGAGGAGCGGAAGGGGTTAATCCTAGGCGGGAGTACTCAGCAAGAAGTTCTGTATGGTTAAGCTGGTGAACTGTAGATTCAATCTGAATCTGGGCTTTCTCTGGGGAGTCTAAACCAGAAAGCTTGGCTCTCCGTTCTGTTATTTTTAGTGCAACCTCAATAGCCTTAGGGCTTCCCATAACAACTTTAGGCCAAAGGTTTTTTAAGAAAGCGTCTAGTCTTTCAAGTTCAAGAGTTCGCATCTCTTCCGTCATTTCGCGGGTGAGAGTTGTCCATTCTTGTAATTGTTGTAAGACAATACCATAGACTTCTTTAGTGGTGATCTGTAATAGGTTTGATATCTCGGGCATTGACCAACCAGAAATGCGGAGGTTCATAACCTGCATTCGCTTTTGAGCTTCTTCAAGCTGTTCTGGTGTTGGTAAGTCTAATCCCATTTTTTATGTACCTCTCCCTTTACCCTCTCTTCTCTTTAAGAAGGGGTGTTCCCGATAAGGGTTTATAGAACTAGAAAGCATAGCCTAGGGCAAAGGCTTATTTTACTCAAGGGTCACCTTAGAGATTCTGCTAACCTAGTAAAAAAATATCCGTCTTCTTTCGGAGAAGCGAATGTGTCCTTAAGTGTTTTAACGCAAATAAAATTGGTTTGTCGCAAGAAAATCTGTGAGCCTAAATCGCTTTCTCTTAAGGTAGTGGCCATGTCGTAAGTGTCGTATTCTCTTGCCAACCATTGGATTACTTTAGCCCCTAATCCTTTTAATCTAAATTTAGGATGGATCGTTAAAGTCCATAAACTAACTCGGCCTTTTTTAATAGTGTAAGCTAGGTAACCTAAAGGGATTGCGTGGCGGTAAACAATAAGTAAATTCACAGAAGTAAAGTTTGCAATCCTTCGTATCTCAGAAAGGCTCCAGAGATCGGTGGCTCCAGAGTTTTTTTCTAAGTGATAAATATCTAAAATATTCCCTTCATCCGCATAGAAGGAAAAATATTCGTCACCTAAATACCGACCTAACGAAGTAGGGTCTTGCACTTTGTCTTCTAACTTAAGGTTAAAAGATATTTTAAAATTGAAAGGCATCCCAGTAAATCATCCCTTTTGTTAATCAAATCTTTATCCGTATCTTTATTGATATTCTGGGGTACATCAATTAATAAAAAATCTTGAGTGTCGTTAAAAAAAACCGCTATTCCTGTTTCGTCATTCTTGTTTACTTCTTGTTTTTCAAAAGAGCCGGTGGGCATCAAACCATATTCGCCTTGCCACATTTCTATAAACGCATCGATATCTTTTTCAAGCTTTTTGTAAGCTTTAGCAAACGCTTTGTGAGCTGCGTAAGACTTAGTGTTCCAATGAAACAACTTGATTTGGTTTAAGATACATAGGAAATCAATTTGAGTCATAGGGGGAACTCCCTTTCGTCTTCGTCTTCATCATCTTCTTGAACATCGTCTGCTTCAAATACCAGGCTTACTAAAAGCTTGAGGTATATTTTTACCAGCTCAAACGATTCTTCAGAGCTAAAGCCAGACGACTCTAAGTTTTTTTTGAAGCGGCTTAAAGCAGGCGGGTAAAGACGAGCAATCTTATCCGTAGCTTCTGTAAACTCTAGGTCAATAATTTCACTCATAAGGTAGTTCCTTTTAAGGGTTAAACGCAGAGGAGGAATAGTAATCGATCTTTGCAAATTCCGCTAGGCACCCCGCGTCAGCGATACCGTCGTGAGGTAGCTTTCTTTTTCCGGGGAAAAGATAGGAGTTTTCCCAACGAGCTTTAAAGAAATCAATAGAACCCTTTTTATCTTGAATGCCTTCTGGAAGCAAAGCTTTAGTCCATACCGAAGGCGGTACAAAAATGTGGCTTATACCTAAGCCATAATCTTTCCGTATACCCTGCCAAAGGTAAAGGTGCTAACTACTCCTTGCATAGGTCGAGCATTAACCTTTTCTAAAGCAAGACAATGAAGGTCTTTTCTAAAAGCTTCTAGATACATAGTAAGAGCCAATGAGTCGATATCTTTCCTTGTTTTTTCTGGGCTCTCTATAAGCGGAAGCGGGTTAGCAAAAACAATCTTGTCTGTCTGTCCATCAATAATAACTAATGCTCCATTAAGTCCTGGATCAATGCCTGCAAATAAACTTTTCATATGGCTGTACATCCTAACTAAGTCCTCGAAGTAAGAATCCGTTCCCGTCAAAGGTTGGTAGGTATGCTGTATATACTTTGTATCTACCGATTAGGTTGATTGTTTTTATCTTTGCTGTGTGTTCTCCTGTTGGTTGATAGTCCCAGTTAGGAACAAGATGTTTGAAGCGTTTAGTAACCTCAGGGTGTGTAAACCCTGTTTGACTTAAAAAGTTTATTAGGTTGGCTTTGTCCATAGACAAAGACATTTTGTTGAAAATTGTTTTAATCCCTATTCGTAAAAACATTCGTTGGATTGCTTTATAGTTTTTTACTGTAAAGCTTGGATATGAAATTATTATTTTGTTTTCGTTTTCTAGATTTGTGGTGAAGTCCATCAGCCCTTGTAGGAAGCCTTTGTAAAAATCGTTAGAGGTGAATTCAATTTCGTCTGAAAGGAAAAAGGGGCTTAAGGACAGGCTAAATTTTTTGGCTACAGAGTAAAACGAACCATCGGTGATTGAGTTAACGACTCTGGCATTCTCGTGACTGCTACGATAAGGAAGACTATAAGTAGCAATCTTACGAGCTAAAGGTAAAAAGAAAGCTGAGTCGTAATCTTTAAAGTGAATTGTACCTTTTCCTGTAAGTGTACTTCCGTCTATAGGGTCAAGGGTTCCGTGAAACATTAAAGCAGTTAATAACCACCCATGAGAAAAGGTAGAAGGGCCTGACCAAGAGTGTGGCAAATGAGTAGAAAGCTGAACGCTATCTCCTACCTTAAGCTCAGAAAGTTTAACCCATTCACTAATTGTAAACAGGGGCATATTAGGATTGAACGCAGTACGAAACTCTTGATCTAAAGTTGCTTTGATTTTAAAGCCTTCTTCTGTAGTGACTTCGTACAATTCTTTTTGACACGGGGAAAAAAACCCCGGCTTTTTTGTAGGGTAACGATCAAGAGCTTGGGAGATTCCTTTAAACTTCTTGGTGATTAGCTGTTTGACTTGCTGCGGGCCTTCTGTGGTGTGAATTAAAGTATCATCAGCTACACAAAAGTGAATAAAGTTTTTGTGTTTAACAACAGGCTTTGGAGAACAAAGAAGAGAAAAACCGGGATAAGCAATAAAGGAAGGGAAGTCTTCGATAACAGGACAAAAGGTTTCTACTTCTTTTGATTCAACTTCTGTTTTGTTGATTATAAAGTATTCATCAAACAACACTTCAAAAAATACTTGGTATCGTTCATGGTTAAAGCTAGGGTTAATTAGCCAACCTGCAAAACAAGCATGACCTAAAATGTAATTGCTTAAAGAATGATCAAGAGAATCATAGAAGTACAAACGGAAACGGTTAGAAGGATATGAGGCCCGTGAAGGTAACGAGAAAAAACCATGTATGAAACCAGAGTGATACCCTTCACAAGATACAGGAACAGGAAAATCTTTGCAATTATAACTAGTTCGAATAAACAAATCAGAATCTGACATACTATCGATAACAACTTCTCTATTATGACGAGCGTTAAGAACAGGAAGAAGAGTTTGAATTTGTTTTTTCTTGATACGATATCCGTAATTATATTTACGAATATTGTGATGGCCGTAATAGGGTTCGTAAGGAACTCCGTAACGGTGAACCATTCCGTGTATAAACCCTTGGTCAAAATCTGTTTTGTAAAATGTAAGAGAAGTGTTTAGTTTGTCGCCTTCTACATAGCCATGAGTAATAGGTGCGATTCTAACTGTAGGGCTGAAAGGGTGATAAACACTTTGATTAGGAATGCGTTTTAAAGTTAAAGTTCGGCAACGATTGCGTCCTCGAGCTACAACATAGCCGGGCTTAAAACCCCAAGGAGTTAAAAACTCTAAAAGGGTTTTCTTATTTAAATTCTCTAAAGCTATAGCTCCCTGAGAAGTTATAGCTTTAGTGTCTCCCGCATAACAGATTCCATTCAGCGGTTGTAGATCCATCTATGTAGATGGTAGGAACAAGGTAAGAATTTGTCAATAATAAATTATTACTTTTCCCAACAAGAAGAAAGCTTTAAAGAACACTCAACCGGCATAGTGTGATTCATAACAGAAGCCATCTCTTCTTCCATTATTTTTTTGATTTCGTAGCCCTCTTCTTCTGAATTTACTTCTGCTACTACTTCGTCATGAACAAAAGCACAGACTTTATACCCTGATTTAATCAGGCGGTATAAGGCAAGTTTGGCTCCGTCTGATGCAAGGCCTTGGAAAGGAGTGTTTTTGGATTGCGTGTACGCACAACCAGAACGAATTCTTCCTGTTTCTGTAACAGCGTTTTTACAAAACACTAAGTCGTAGAGGTCAGGGTTAAGTTTTGAATCTCTAATCATTTGCTTTAGGTTTGCAGGGGGATTAGAAGAACAAAATAAAAGCTGTTCTAGTACTGCGTGTACTTTGTTACGGTTGCCTGCACTTGCGTGACTAGGATTTTTAAGAACAGAAGCTATAGTGTTAGCACCAAGTTTAGGTGTAACGGAAATCTGAGCAAGGATTTTAGCACAGGTTTCAAAAGGTAAACCAAAGTTTTGGCTAAGGTCTGTAAGTAAATCCTCTTGCAAGTATCTTCCAATTTCGGGAAAGACATTCTTAAGAAAGTTGTTTCGAAACTTAACAGCTTGATCTTTAGTAAAGGTTACTCCGTAAGTGCTTTCAGCGTAAACAATGAAAGTGTCGATTCCTAATCCACCAGGAAAACCAAAGTTTGCAGCCTTGGCTTCTTGTCGTAATTTTTTAAATTTTTTGTCACTACTATTATTAACAAACTCTTCGTAAGGTATGTTGTTAATTGATGCTGCTGTGTATGAATGAAGATCTACTCCAGATCGTATCTTGTCCCCCATAACTGAATGACCAAACAAGGTTTCGCAAATATAAGCAAGGGTTCGAAGCTCAATGGCAGCGTAGTCAATAGTTACTAAGTACTTGCTAGTAGGCTGAAAAATGGTTTTAAAGTCGTACTTGTTTGGAATATTTTGCAAGTTAACATTGGAGCTGGAGGTTCGTCCGGTTCTTGTTAGGATACCGTAACGAGAACGAACTCTATTGTCGTGAATCTCTTCACCCTTAAACATATCAAAGAAGGCAATGATTCGTGACTTATCCTTGAAGTGGACAAACTTATCGATTAAAAGATCTTGATCTCGCAAGTCTTTCCATGCTGCCCCTTTAACTGTTATTAAATCTGGATTTTTCCCTTCTGCTCTAGGGGTTTCGATATTAAGTTCTACACAAATATTCTCTAACTCTTTACGCAACAAAGATGTATTCATTGCGGGTAACTGAGATTTTGCAGCTACAACAAAACCTTGTTCTCCTTTTTTTTGTCTTTTAAATAGTCCAGGATAGTTTTCGTCCATCCACAAAATATCATTAAGAAGACTCTTTCTTAAATTTTGTTCGAGGTCATTAGCTTTCTCAATATTAAAAGGCATTCCATTAAGTGATATTTGATATAAAGCAATAGCTGCTTTAACTTGCAGGAAATGAGATAATGGGCCGTACTTCTGAATTACATCTTCAGGTATTTCAAATACGTTAGACAGAGCTAAGGCTTTCTTTTCCATAAGCCGATACAACGCTACGGTGGTCGACGCGTCACAAGCTGCGTAATCTATAAAACCTTTAGGTGCTAAGTTTAAATCATCAATACCTAAG